TATAGGTTTTACTGAGAAAACAGCAATAACTGTTTTTACCCAACTATATCACACTCAATAAAGAGTTACACAAAAAAAACAGTTACATAAAAAAAACATAAGAGTAATGCTTGTACAGTATATTAAAGTGCGGTTGCTCCACCGGTGAGTATCCCACTATCACTCATTTTAACATATTTACACTAGTAAAAAAAAGAAGAGCCCTAAGGCCCTAATCTTTTACAGGTTCTGCTATCTTCTTAAGGATATAGTGAAACTCTTGGTGGAAGTCTCGGCTATCTCCTTTATCTACAGCACTATACCAATTGGTTTTGTCTATGATAAACAAAGACTTAACATGTAGATACAACCAATCTCTGTAATCCTCATCAGAGGTTAAATGCTTACAAACAGCACTGCCTCCGAATGTTAGACATAATTGTACATTACCTCTAACACCTAAGTCAAGGTATAGAACACGGTCATGGTCTCCGCCATAACAAGTATATTCTTTAGTTATTATTGCTTTAGTCATAGTTGTTTAGTTTTAATTGGTTATCATCATAGTAAAGAGTTAATATAAAACATAAGAGTATAGTATATGAGAAAAAAAGAACAGGCTATTCGCCTGCTCCATTAAGTTTATCAAAGTCCCAATCAATGATAGTCTCAATAGGAACAATAGTTCCATTTGGGCTTAACACTAAGCGTGGTGACTTAGGCACATTGATAATGTTTTTAACAGGAGCTGACTCAACTGTTTTTACGGGCATTGGCTTGAAGTGTAACATATAATATTTAAGGTTAATGAAGAGTTAGTATAAAACATATGAGTAAAGAAGAACAGAGCTATTGCTCTGTCCTTATTATACTGATTTGGTCAATCAGATCTTGCTTGGACATTAGATATTCCCTCAAGGCTGTGAACTTATTGATATTATAATATCTAGCTCTTTGTCCCGCGTCTACAATATCTCTAGTAACAGTGAAGTCACCAAACCAAGTTGCACCACGCTTCTTGCCTTCTTCACAAGTTAAGTGACCATATTTTTTGTATTGATCTACAGCATACTGAAGATATGAATATCTTTCTTGGTGGTATTTAGCTGTAGATATAGCTTGTTCAGCAAGCTTAGTTTTCTTAGCAAATGCATCTGTTACAGATACTAATTGATTGAGTTTAGTTGTGTCCATAATATATAGTTTAGTTCATATATAGAGTTACTATAAAACATAAGGGCATAGCTTATCAAAAAAAAAGTACAGGTTATTCCCCTGTACTATTCTCTATTGCACTGACCTGTCCTTCAATGAAGGATTGAAGGTGGTCTCTGAAATGCTCTAAGCTAGTCTTCTGACCAAATGCATATTGATAATCAGGTAGTTCATCCCTTGAAGGAGTATCAAACTTTTTATAATCATCAAGGTCAATAGAGTCTATACCTGCATCAAGCATCTTAATGATTTCCATTACTGTTGTTGTGTCCATAATATATAAGTTAGTGATATACAAAGAGTTAGGTGAAAACAAATGGGTATAACATATATAGAAAAAAGAACTTACCCATGGTTTCGATCCTTGGGTAAGAATACTCTGGATAAGGGTTCTAACCTTTACACCCCGGATTATGGGTCCATACTCTCAAACTAAACAAAGAGTTATCATAAAACATATGAGAAGCCCTATATATAGAAAAGAATATCCCCCGAAGGGGATTGTTCTATGAAGCAAGGTTCTTCTTGATAAGTCTAAAGAATATATCTTTAGCTTTACTATTAGAAGGGAATGCACCGCCAAAGATTATAAGATCTTTGTTTGAGCATTCATGGTACATCAACCCTGATCTTAGTTCAGGATATTCTACAGAGAAGTCAGTCCAGACCTTGCGGGCAACTTCTCTTTTAGATATAAACTTAATACCAAAGGTGTTAGGTTGATTAGTTGGGTATTCAAACCCAAAGTCTTCTAAGCCCAATAGGAAAGAAGACATAGTTTTATTTTCTGTTTTCATAATATAGTTTAGACATAGACATAGACTTAAATAAGTAAAACATATGAGCACTGCTGAGTACGAGCTTGTAGCAGAGCTTCCTAGCTACCATACCCATCTAGCTTCTTCTTCTGTTAGAAAAAAACATTTTACTAGAATAGATTTAGGATTGCCTAGTATAAAACATGGGGGGTAGGGGGGTTGATGTTAGACCCCGGGGGGTTGTGATTGAGGACCCCACCCCCTGGTACATATAGTATATTTGCCATACCATTTCCTATATACCCTACAAGATCTTGTTTTTGTTCTTATATATATGTATCTTTAATATATGGAAGAATGGGAAGTATTGCTCCGCGAAAAGCTAGAGCTTGAGATTCCGGAAGGGATCTATTCTATAGAGATGGAAGGTAAGAAGTATCTCACCGGCAGAAATGGTATTATTGATTATCTGGTATATAAGGAAAGAGAAGTTAGGCTAATTGGAAATAAGTGATATCTTTGCACCTATAAATAAACCAACAATATGAAAGTAAAACCATTAGCTAACAGGGTGATCATTTCACCAACAGATCAAGAGACAGAAGAGGTAAGAGCCTCCGGATTAATTACCATGAAAAAAGAACTGCCTCCTTCCACTCGTGGAAAAGTAATGGCCATAGGAGAGAAAGTTTCAGCTGATGTTAAAGTAGGAGATCTTGTTCAATATGGTCAGCACTCAGGAATCATTTTTGAATGGGAAGAAAAAGAATATTTAATTATGCGTGAACCAGATATTATTTGTGTATTGTAAAAAATAAAGCCTAACTTTAAAGGCTTGTTCTATTGATATGTTTTTAGGGAAAACAGTAAAAGATCCTCATTAAGAAATTTTTGAGGATTTTTTATTTTGTTATAATAATAATATGTATATTAGTACTTTATTTATAAAGTATAAAACATGGATCCAATAAGTTGGGATGCTCTAAAAGCAAGAGGTCAGATAATTAACTTAGCAGATATCAATAGAGACAAGGATTATTTTGTTCTTGGTCATTATGATAATAGACGCAGGGAGTATCAATGGACTGACTATCCTTTATATCTAGTAAAAGCTTCTGATATTCTTGGACAAATAAATTTTGTAGATAAACAAAAAGCAAATTCAAACACAACATTCCAAACATTATTAAGTACATATATAGATGTACCTTTTATGACTCTTACAACTCAAGAGTTAGGTGGACCAACACCGGGAGCACTTGGAAATTATCAAATACATTTTTCAGCTAGTTATCAACTTTCAGATCTAGGATCTTCAGCTGAATTCATTTTAAATATTGATGGAGTAGATATACTTCCTACCGAGGTGATAGAGTCTCCAAATAATACAGGTATCTATAGAACAAGTATAATCTGGCAAGTAGATAGTTTACCAGCCAATAAAGTAATTAAAGTAAAATTCAAAATCATACCAACAACTCCTACTGTATCTACATTAACTGTGTTTAATAGAGTATTGATGATTGATGGTGCTAACACATTAAATGTAATATAACATGGAAGACACAACAATTGAATCTCTAATAGCTCAGAAAAGAGTAGTAAAAAGAACAGACTTATTAGATCCTACTAATGATTATATTGTAGTTGGTGTATACCAAAACGGCACCAATAAATCTAAAGGAGATGGTACAAGCTATAAGAATTATGCTATTCCTATTAGTGAGATTGCTGGAAACAGTGTTAGTAATAGTAATAAGAACATAATAGTAGTAGATTCAGTTTTTGGTGATGATGCTTCAGCAGCAGCTGCTGGCAACTATGACTTTAACAAACCTTTTCAGACTATTGATAATGCTGTAGCTAATGCTAATACCGGAGATACTCTTTGGTTAATGCCTGGTGGAGTTTATTTTGTTCTAAACAATCTTCTAGATAAAGAGCTGACTATTTATGCATGGAATTGTACATTACAATTTAGAGGACCGCAAACAGGATCAATTTTTACAGCTCTTACTATTAAAGGTAATGCTGATATATATATTGTATCTGGTGCAGCCTTTAATACAACACCTTGTGTGCTTGCTAATATAAACATAGAGTGTAATGCGTTGTATGCATTTGAAGATGTACCTTTTTATCTAGATCATCAAGACTATAGTCAAGCATGTTACTTTACATTAAAAGCAAATTACTTAGATATACAAGGTGTATTCTTTGCTTTTATAGCATTAAACTATAATGTAAATGTTGATGTAACAACCTTAGAAAGACCGGTTGTTGCTGCTCCTCCATTTACTATGGGAGATTTTTGGTTTACTAATCTTGGTGCTGGTGCTGTTACAGGATTTAATACAACATCTAGATTTAACTTTGGTAGTACTAACATTAGTTCAAAGAATGGTCACTCTCTTATAAAGTTAGACTATGGTGCACCTGAAAATAAATACTTTGTAACAGGTAATTACTTTGCAGAAAACAATGCTGGAATATACAGAGATATAAGTGCTCCAACAGCTATTGTTTCTCATGATACTTCACAAAGTTTTGTAGAGATAGATGCTACAATGAATCTTATAGGTGTAAGTGTTTATGTTTCAAGAGGTGCTGCATCACAAGCTATAATCAAAGGTAATATTATCCATGATTCTAATGATTATAGATCAGATTTTGCTTCTTGCTATTATATAAGAGATGGCAAATTAAAACTGTATGCTGATACTAGAAGTATAGGTAATCAAATTCTTGTTGTACCTGCAGTAACTGCATTAACTCCACAAATAGATATTAATAACTGTAAGCTAGTTAATGCAGGAGGTCTTCTAAATATAATCCTTAATCTACAAGCGGCTTGTACACTAAGAATATTTAATGCCAAGTTTATAGTAGATCTTGCTAATACATTTTCAGCTACAGCATCAACAACATTACTAGCAGAAGTTTATTCATTATATGATAATGTAGCAATGGATGCTACTATAGGTAATAGTTTGGGTACAGGTTCACCAGATCAATCAATAGGTGAGCTTACCAATACAAACATGACAGACATAGGATTTTAACATTTAAAAATAAAACAATGAAAATATCAATCAATACATTAGAAATAAAAGCAGAAGGCACAAACAGTACAAATTTTAGCCTTACTAATACAAACTTTAATGCAGAGGCTAGCAAGACTGGGGTATCTACTAAAGTTGTAGACACTGAATCTTTTTCTTCTGGAGAAAAAGCAATAGTGGCTGCATTTGTTAATCTTATAAACAGCAAGTAATCATGAGTGTAGGAAACTTAAAAGACCAAGGTAATAAAGGTAATAACTTTCCTTATCAGAGAGCTGTCCTTGAATTGTTAGGACAGATATCTTCTAGTAGTAGTGGATGCTGCCCTACAGCAGCTACTGAAGCTACTTTACAACAAGTGCTAGCTGCTATACAAGGGGGATCTCTTTTCTTCAATAACTTAGTTATTGATCAAGGTGGAGTAGGCTGTCCTACAAACTGTCCAACTTATTCTGAAGTAAGTGTGTGGAATGGTATAGGCTTTACAATTACTTATTATGATGCTAATGGAGCTGTTGTAATTCCGGTAGGTCCATTAGTATATGTAAACCCACAGTATGTTCTTAATGACATATTGTTACAAGTTACATCAATAAATACTCCTACAGCAAGAACTCCAGCAATGTTTAGAACATCTGCTAGTGGAACTGTTACTGCAGGTAAAAGATCTGTATCTATCAGAAATGCTGGTTCAGCTAATGGTGTAGTACTAGGGGCAAACCTTCTTCCGGGAGAAACAGTAAACTTTGATGCAGCATCTCTTAAAGATACTCTAGGAGCTATTACTTATGATGGTACAGGTACTGATTTATTAATTATAACTATAGTATAACATGGGGACTTTAATACAAGGTGGTACAGGAACTAGTTTACCAATAGTAAGATATGTATACTTAGTACGAGATTCTTCAGATGCTGTTAGAATGGGAGGTACTCCAAGTAATGTGTATACTACTTTTCAAACAGCTTATGATGCAGCTAATGCTTTACAAGTATCTTTAGGTGGAACAAATACCGTTGTCATACTAGTTGGAAATACTACCGCAGCAACAGTAGGTAATCTTACACTTACAGCAAACTATAACCGGTTTGTCTTAATAAAAGGGATAAACATTCAGTGTTCTGTTCTTGGAAATATTATTGCTACAAATGCAACAGGTAATGGATTTAATGTGGGTCAAACTACTGCAGGTGTTATTATAACAGATGTAAGAATTGGAACAATAAGTACTAATGCAACAGGTCCTACAGGAAGTTCAGGATCTGTGTCTATGAACCTTAATAATGTCCAGTTAGGAAATATAAACACTTCTATAACTAATGTAAGCAATACAACAGGTAGTGGCGGAGAGGTAAGAACTGCCGCAACCATTGGTGCACTCAACACCAATAATTTTATTGTATTTGCAGATATAAGAACTACAAGTCAAGGCTCAACAAGTTCTGCAGGAGCAGTTATCATTATTGGGGCTTCTTTTTTCTTTAATCAAATCATTACAGCAAATGGAAATTTAAACGGAGGTGTAACACTCCAGGCAAGAGGAAACTTTTTTGGATCAGTTGTTTCAATATCAAATGTTGGTGGCATACAATCATCATTCTCAATGCAGAATGGACAAATAAATCAATTAACCCTATCTACAGCAGGCAACATAACTATATTGGAAGCTGTAGTTGGAGCTCTTACTGTATTTAATGCTAGTCCAACATTTACTCCTAATACTTTAACCATTATAAATTCAAGATTTGCTAATAGGTTAGTTTCCGATTTCTTAACAGTAATAATAGCAAAACTAAGCTCTTTCAATTCTATAGAACAAGTAGGTGATAATTCTATTATCTCAAATTGTGTATTTGATGGTGTAGATACATCAGGAATCAGTCCAACAATAGAGGAGATTGGCCCAGGTTGTTCAATATACAATTGCACTGTACTGCAAGGATCCTTAGGTATTGATAATAGTTTACCAGTAACTGTAAATGGTTTTGGAACTATATTTGTAAATGGTGTAGGAGCAAACGTAACAATAATTTAAAACATATAATTATGAGCATAGGTAATACAAAAGACAAGAATAATAATTATGGTAATAATTACCCATACCAACTAGCTAGTCTAAAACTATTAGGTAATATAAGTGATGCTGTTAGTAATCAAGTTGTTGGACCTATGGCTAACGATGCCTTTGGTAGACTAAGAGTATCTAGTCCTTTAACACTATTTGATTCATCTCATAGATACAGAGACAATGGTTTGTGGAATACTTCTACAGCTAGTGGAGGTGCCGCTGTGTTTAGTGCTAATGAAGGTTTAGTTAATCTTAATGTAAATACTACTAGTGGTTCACAAGTACTGAGAGAAACTACAAAAGTATTTTCTTATCAGCCAGGTAAGTCTTTACTAGTGTTTAACACTTTTGTAATGGCTCCTGCTCAAACTAACCTTAGACAAAGAGTAGGTTATTTTGGTACACAAAATGGACTATACATTCAGTTAAACAATAGTACTTTAAGCTTTGTAAAAAGAAGCTTAGTTACAGGAGTTGTTACAGAAACTGTTGTAAATCAATCAGCCTGGAGTGTAGACAAAATGGATGGCACCGGCCCATCTGGTGTTACATTAGACATCACTAAAGCTCAGATTCTCTTTATGGATATTGAGTGGCTTGGTGAAGGTACTGTAAGATTAGGCTTTGTAATAGATGGTAATTTTATACTTTGCCACAGATTCAACCATGCAAATATTATTACCTCAACTTACATTACAACTGCTTCTCTTCCTCTGAGATATGAGATAACTAACACAGGAGCAACTGCAATTTCTAGTACACTAAAACAAGTATGCTCTACTGTAATCTCAGAAGGAGGATATGAATTAAAAGGTACACAACAAACTGTAGGAACACCTATTACAGCCCCTACAAATTTAGCTGTTGCTGGTACATATTATCCTGTTATAAGTATAAAACTTGGAGCAAGTTATTTGGATGCAGTAGTAATACCAAGTGCTTTATCTATAATGGGTGTTTCATCAGGTATTTACAACTGGAAAGTAGTAGCTACAGGAACAACAACAGGAGGAGCATGGGTTCCTGCTTCAGCAACATCTGCTGTAGAATATAACATTACAGGAACAAGTTTTGCTTTAGGTAGAACTTTAGCATCTGGTTTCCTTACATCAAGTGCACTAGCTTCAGTAGCACTAGATATTTTAAAAGAAGCCTTGTTTGCTTTTCAACTAGAAAGAGACAGTTTTACAAGTACCCCTTATGAATTAACCTTAGTAGTAGCAGCTAGTACAAACACAGAACTTGTATATGCTTCTATGGACTGGGAAGAAGTAAGTAGATAAACATATTAACTTTAAACTATGAAAAAATATACAGTAGAAGAGCTTAAAGCTCAATTCCAAAAACACAATTATGAGTGGCTTCCATTTCACTTTGTAGGCATTAGATCTACAGCTAACTTACCTAACCAGTTTGATGACTTGTTTGGTATGGTACATGGTGACAAAGTAGAATGGTTTACATGCACTACTAACCCAGGAACACACTGGTTAAAGAACTTGCTTAACCCAAAAGGTGCTGCATTACTTAAAGCTAACCAGTATAAAGATACTTGGTCTATAGGTATGCACCAAGGAAAGTACAAAGCTTTTTGCCAAGTTAAACCGGTAGAAGTATTCCGTGACAAAAACTTAGATGACAAAGCAGAAGAAACAGCTACTATAGACAAAGGCTTGTTTGGTATAAACATCCACAGAGCTAATGAGAAGTTTACTTCTAAGCTTATAGACAAGTGGTCAGCCGGTTGTCAAGTACTTAACAATCCAGCAGACTTTGCTAAAATATTGTTTGCTGCTGAGTCTAGTAAGCAAAAGTTTTTTACATACACTTTATTAAAAGAATTCTAATATGAAACTACCTATATCTTTCAAAGACTTTTCTAAAGACCCAGTTAAAGGTCTTTTATTCATAGTATTATTAGCAGTAGGCTACCTTTACTATGACAACAAAGCTAGCTACCAAGCTCAAACAAAAGAGTACAAAGCTCAGTATACTGACTGTGGTGTTAAAGTAGAAGCTCTAGAAAAAAAGCTTGATCAGAAAACAGAAAGACTTAGAAGAGCTGATAGTGTTATGGCTATTTCAGTAGCTAGATTAGAAGTGTTAAATGAAATAAATCAGATAAAATGAAAAAGTTAATAATCATCAGTTTGGTCATACTCTCTTCTTGTCAAGATAATTCTGCTCCAAAAGTAGAAGAAGCTTTTGTAATGGATACAGTTGTTTTACTTGACACAACTAGAATAGACTCAATTTCAGAAAAAATCTCTACTCTTTTAATAAGCACAGAACATGTTGAGAAAAAAGTAACAGAGATTAAAGCAATGAAGAAAGAAAACACAAGTCTTAAAAAAGAACTTGTAGAAACTAAGGCTGAGCTTGAAGAAGTTAAAGCTGTATTAGCAGATACAACTAGTGAAGTAAAAAAGAAAAAAAGAACATTTTTACAAAAAGTAATATCAACAATTAAAAAAGACACAGCACAATGAAAAAGTTTTGGACAATGTTTGATGACAACAACAGCATCAATGAAAAAGCAGTAGTAGGCTTTATAGCCTTTATAGTAATGATCCTTTTTGCCTTTGTAGATATAGGCACAGGAATAGTTAATAGACCTTTACTGGTTAATGAGTTTATCTTCAACTCATTCCAAGTTATAACAATAGCTTGTTTTGGTATAGCCTCTGTAGATAAGTGGATTAATAAAAAGCACAATACAGAAGAAAGTGGGAACAATTAAGCAACACTTATTAGCATTACTAGGATCACTTGTAGTTTATTTTCAACCAGTTTATAGTATACTATTATTAGTAGGATTCTTTGTTACTATGGATACCATAGCTGCAATGACTGCTGCTTATAAACAAGGTGAGCCTATAACATCAAGAAAATTCAGAACTATATTTCCTAAGTTTATAATATATGGTGTAGCTGTACTAGTATCACATGTTATACAAAGACAGTTTTTTCCAGACGTTCCTGCCACCAAGATTATAGCTGGCTATATTGTTTATAGTGAGTTACTTAGTATAGATGAAAATATAGAAAAAATAACTGGACAAAGTATGTTCAGGCTCTTTATTAAAATGCTTAAGAAGTAATGACAGAAAAAAAATATTCTTTTGACTGGATTAAGGTAAGCCTTATAGCTGCTGTTGTTATAATGTTTGGATTACTAACCAGGCAGTGTGATGATACTAAAGCTGTAGAAACTGATCATCTTAAAGACAGTCTAAAAACAACTATAAGAAATCAAAATAGAATAGCCGATAGCTTAAAGCTTGTAGCTAATAGTAATGACTCTGTAAGACTAGAGTACATAACCAAGTGGAGAACTAAGATTAAAACTATAATCCAACATGACTCTATTCCTTGTGATAGCATTCTACCTATGGTTGTAAGCACATGTGATTCAATCATTTCAAAAGATAGTATTTATATTAAAGATCTTAGAGACATTATTTATACAGATAGCATAATCATGGATAGTCAAGCTCAGGTAATGGTCTTAGATTCTATAAAGATTGCTAAGCTAGAGAAAGATGTAACAAAATTAAAGAAACATAGAAAATGGCTGTTTGGTTCAACAGCTGCACTCACAGGCATTCTGATATTATCTAGAAGATAGGAGTTAAACTTTTAAAGTATAAATTTGGTAAGTTTAAACTTTAATAGTATATTTGTTTAAATTTAAAACATATACTATGGCAAAAGAAACCAACACTGAGCCTCAAGCTGAAAAACTAACATCAGAACAGCTAGAAGCTAACCGCATCAAAGCATTAAACTTTTACAAATTACAAGTTGAATTACTCACTGCACAAGCTGAGTATGAAAAACTAATGGCTGACATTGAGCAATCTCGCGCCAAGAGGATGGAGATGATTATACGTCAAGCACAAATGGCAAACCCGCCAGAAGAACCTGAAGAACCTGAAGAAACTAAAGAAAGAAAACTAAAGAAATCATAATAGTCAAAACAAACCAACATGGCTAAGTTTAATGTAGTAGAAAAAAAAATAAGCATGTCTTTGGATGATATTATTAAATTCCAAATTATGCTATACTGCTATACTCATAAGATTGTAATCAGCGAAGCTGACTTAACTTGTCTAACATTGCTCGGCCTTAATAAAAAGGCTGAGCTTTCAGACTTTTGTAATGCTTCTTGTGCAGCGGATCAGAGAGATAGAGACACAGAATTACCTTACCAAAAGGCTATATTCAAAACTCCACAAACTGTAAGAAACTGTATTGCTAAGATGCGTAACTTTAATCTTATAAATAAGGATACATTAAGTCATAGTAAAATGATTGAATTAAATCCTGAACTGAGTATTCAAGAAGAAGGTAATATATTGTTAAACTTTAAAATGTATCATATTGGTACCCAAGAAAGCTAAGGATTTTAAAAAACCTACAGCTGAAGACTTAGGTTTACCGGAGAATCTAGTAAATGATATAATTGATTTTTACTGGGCTAAGGTTAGAAAACATATATCAGCTTTAGATTATGATAACATAAGCATTCCTAATCTAGGAGTTTTTAAAGTTAAGCATTGGAAAATAGATGAAACAGTAGAGAAGTACAAACTTCATATAAGCAGAATGGAAGGCAAGTTTACAGAGCATATAGTAAAAAGAGATTTAGAAGAAAGAATAGCTAAACTTCATCTGGTTAAAAAATCAGTAGAAGAAACTGAATTAAAATTTAAAGCAATAAGAGATGCTAGAAATAATAAAAACAATATGGAAGAACAAAGCCCTGATATGGGAGGGCTTTCTAAACAGTCTGATCAAGAAGGAACCTGTAGAGAAGATTCATAATAAAAGAATGAAGATCTGCAGTACTTGCCCAGAACTAGATCCACAAGGATCAAAATGTGTAATCACTGGTACTCAACCTTGTTGTGGTATTTGTGGTTGTAGCTTAGCTATGAAATTAAGATCTATGGATTCTGAATGTCCACATCCTGATGGTCCTAAATGGAAAGCTGTAGAACTATGAGTAATAAACAGAAAGAAGCAAAAGAATATCACAAATGAACACACAGTATACTCTAAAAGATCCTGTAATAAAGGATGTAAGACAGTTTGCAGAAAACTTCAGACATCATCTTATTTTAGATAATAAAATAGAGCTAGACGAATTTGAAGGATTAAATAAACTTATAGCATCTGAAGATGCTGAGAGTATTAACTTAGCAATAATTATGATGGAGCAAAAGAGTAACAAATGAATATGAACACCTGGATAGCTGAAAGAGAAAAACAACATCTAGCTCAAATAGCTATTGAGACGGAGCGTCAGCTTATGTGGGGTGATAACTCTTACAAAAGAAATGCGCTTAGGCTAGATCTTGCTGATTTATATAAACAAGGCAAAGTAGATTTAGCAGAGCAAAAAAGAATTATGGATATGATAGATTCTCCAGCAGGAGAAGATCTAACCTTTGCAGAGATCCTTATAGAAACAATATCAACTCAAAAATCAATTCAACATGTCAGTAACATTTACAGCGGGAAATCACAAATATCAGAGCTTAGATCCTAATGAAAGGATAGACTGGGTAAGCGTAACTAGTTTTGTAGGACAGTTCAAGCAAAAGTTTGATCCTGTTGCCCAATCTATTAAGTCATCTAAAAATAAAAATTCTAAGTGGTTTGGTATAGATCCTAAAAAGATTCAAGAGATCTGGTCAGGTGAAGGTGATCGTGCAGTAACAGCCGGTTCATGGTATCATGATGAGAGAGAAGCAGACATTACAAGCATTGATACTATTCAGAGATCGGGTGTAGCTGTTGCTATTATTAAACCAATTTGGGAAGGTGGAATTAAATATGCACCTAACCAAAGATTGACAGAAGGGATTTATCCTGAACATTTTGTATATTTGAAGTCAGCAGGTGTGTGTGGACAATCAGATAGAGTTGAAGTAGTAAAAGGTGTAGTAGATGTTATTGATTACAAAACTAATAAAGAGATCAAAAAGAATAGTTTTGTAAACTGGGAGGGTAAGTCTCAGAAGATGACTGGGCCTTTATCTCATCTAGATGATTGTAACTTTAACCATTATGCTTTACAATTAAGTACCTATATGTATATTATTCTTAAACATAATCCTCAGTATAAAGTTGGAAAGCAAATGCTTCATCATGTTATATTTGAGAAGGATGGTGAGGATGAGTTTGGTTACCCTATTGTAAAAAAAGATACTTCCGGAAATCCTATTGTGAAGACTGTAGTTCCTTATGAGGTGCCTTATTTGAAATCAGAAGTAATAGCTATGATTGATCATCTTAAAAATAACCCAAAATGAGAATACCTAAGATAACTTTTACAACCTTTCCTGGCCTATGTGTAGGAGTAGGTTTTCCATGGACTGATTATAGTGATATGTATATTACTATACTGTTTGTAGGTATTCATATTAAATTTAGAAAAAGATGACTATGAGTGAAGATGAATATCAACATAAGGCTTTCTTTGAAAAGAAAAAAGCTGTAACAATAAAGGGTGAAAATATAACAGTTACTTTTATACCTGATCCTTTATTTGATGAATCACAAGAAAAGAAACTCTTCTGTGAAGAGATTAAAACCAACAAAGATGATAAAGCTATTTGATTTACAAAATGGGAAGATTATTCCTACAGAACATTGTTACACTTTAGGATTTCTTAAAGACATTATGGATGCGCATCCTGCACAACATCTAAGCATATACGCGTATCTCTTTTACATGACCTGTCCTAATCCTGAAATTAATCCATACTTTAATATGCCTATTGATGAGAAGGAGTATATTATCTTGCAAGATATTCGCGCAGAATTTAGTCCTGAGGAAGATATGATAATTACAGCATTAGGTAAGTGCACATTGATGTATGAAACCCCTACTGTTAGAGCCTTCAGAGGTATCAGTGCTATGCTAGATAGATTAGCAAGTTACATGGAGAAGACTCCTGTATCTCATGGACGGGATGGAAACATCAACTCCCTGGTGAGTGCTGCTAAGAACTTTGATGGAATCCGTAACTCATTTAAAGGAGCTTATAAAGATCTTCAAGAAGAACAACAAACAAGAACTCGCGGTGGTGGAGAACTAGCTTATGATCAGAAATAATGGATAAATTTTTCTATACAGATATACCCACTTGGGATAATGGTGTTTGGACTACTACCAGTTTTGATACTAGAGAAGAATTTAGAGATCTAGTTTTATCTGTATTTAAAGAACCAGGTAAATATGATTTTGATGAAACATCTTTCATATTTAATGAAGAAGCTGCTAAGTATAACGCGCAAGGATTTTATACACCAGCTCCTGTAAGAAGTAAAGATTATATTACTTATTGGGATGAGATGAATGCGCGATGTAGAAAAGGTGTGATCTTTAAGAATAAGAAGAAGACCTGGTACCTCACGCGTGAGTACTATATGTGGATAAACTTCCTACCTATCAACAACAAAGAAATAAGAAAGTTTGCTTTCCCTGATATACGCGATGCTCAATATCACTTAGCTCTTTATGAGATCTTAGCTGAATTGTTTTATAAGCATGCTGCTATTCTTAAGAAACGGCAGATAGCCTCTTCGTATTTTCATGCAGCTAAACTGATTAACCAGATCTGGTTTGAACAAACTCCTATTCTAAAAATGGGAGCAAGTCTTAAAGCTTATGTACAAGATACTTGGAGATTTTTAGCAGAGTATAGAAACTTCTTAGATGAGAATACAGCTTGGTACCGGCCTATGAATCCAGGTAAGGTTCTTGACTGGCAACAACAAATTGAAACAACTATTCCAGGAACTACAAGAAAAACCTTAAGAGGTTTAAAAGGTGTTATTAAAGGAACATCCTTTGAGCAAGATCCAACAGCCGGTGTAGGTGGACCCTGTACTTATTTCTTTCATGAAGAAGCCGGGATTGCTCCGGACATGATGTTTACTTATGGATACATGAAGCCTGCTTTGAAATCAGGTATGATTACAACTGGTACTTTTATAGCAGCTGGATCCGTGGGTGACTTAGAACAGTGTGAGCCTTTAAGAAAAATGATTCAGACTCCTGAGGCTAATGAGATATTTTATGTTAACTCTAATCTTCTAGATGAGAGAGGGACGGTAGGAAGAACTGGTTTATTTATTCCAGAGCAGTGGTCAATGCCACCTTGTGTAGATAAGTTTGGTAACTCTGAAGTAGAAAAGGCTCTTGTAATGCTTGATGAATATTTTGCTAAAATTAAAAAAGATTTAGCACCTGAGGATTATCAATTAGAAGTATCTCAGCATCCGCGCAATATTGAAGAGGCCTTTGCAACAAGAAGTGTATCCTTATTTCCTAGTCATTTAGTTGCTGCTCAGAAGAGAAGAATTGAAGATAAAGAATACCATACAGAATTTATAGATTTATCTAGGAATGCGCAAGGTGTATGGGTTATAGAAAAAAGTAAAAAGCTTCCTGTATCAAAGTTTCCAGTAGAGAAGAATGCTGAAGATAAAAGTGGTGTAATTGTAATGTATGAAAAACCAGATTTAAAGGCTGAGTGGGGTACATACTATGCATCTATAGATCCCGTGTCACAAGGTAAAACTACAACATCAGAATCCTTATGCTCTATCTTTATTTATAAGATTCCTATTGAAGTAACTAGACAAGATGGTGTAGATGTATCTACATACATAGAACAAGATAAAATTGTAGCCAGCTGGTGTGGAAGATTTGATGATATCAATGAGACTCATAAAAGATTAGAGAACATGATTGAATGGTATAATGCCTGGACCCTTGTTGAGAGCAACGTCCCCGGCTTTATAACTCACATGATCAAGCAAAAAAAACAAAAGTATTTAGTTCCCAAGAGTCAGATTACTTTCAGAAAAGACATTGATAATGTTCAAACTTATCACCAGGAGTATGGATGGAGAAATACTGGAACAATATTCCGGGCCCACATCTTACCTTACCTAATAGACTTTTGTAAAGAAGTTTTAGAAGAAGTAACCACAGATGAAGGTAAGGTAGTTAAAGTAGTTTATGGTATTGAGAGAATTCCTGATAAGATGGTTATGGTTGAGATGCAACAATACAGGGAAGGACTCAATGTAGATAGATTAATTGCACTAGGAGCTCTCATAGCTTTTGCAAAAGTTCAAGAAGCAAATAGAGGTATCAAAAAGAGATTAGATACTACTGATAAAAAAGACTTGTCCAAATCAGAAAATTTATATAAATTTACTAACAATCCCTTCAGGCATATTGGAGGGGGTAGTAAAGTTATGAATGATGCTAAACCAGTCAGAAATCCTTTTAAAAATATAAGATAATATACCATGCAAGTACTCAACGCATTACAAATGAAATCCGGCAAAAAAGCCGAGTATAATAGGATGGGTTCTATTACTCAGCCTTTACAGTTTTTGCCAAGAAAAGACAAAGATCCGGAGTGGGCTGCTTGGAATCTAGACTGGCTTGAGTGGAACGGCCTTAAGCAACTTCGCAGAAATGCAAGAAGGCTTATGAAAAATTATAAGTTAGCTAAAGGAGTAATTGATAGAAATGATTATGTCATAGAGGAAGATAATGAAATGAGAGATCTTGTAGATACTCTTACTAAAGAAGATCCTAGTGTACTTGAGTTAAAGTTCTATCCTATCATTCCTAATATTATAAATGTTCTTACCTCAGAGTTTTCTAAAAGAAATAGTAAAATCACTTTTCAAGCAAAAGATGAGTATTCTTACAATGAACAACTAGAACAAAAAAGATCTCAAGTTGAGAATGTTCTTCTACAACAAGCTGAACAAAAGCTTTTAGCTAAAATGCTTGAGCAAGGTCTTGATGAGAATGATCCTGAAGTTCAGCAACAAATGCAACAACAACTGTCTCCAGAAAACCTTAAAACACTTCCTGAAATACAAAACTTCTTTGATAAAGATTATAGAAGTATGTGTGAACAATGGGCTATGCATCAAACTAAAATTGATGAAGAGCGCTTTAAGATGGATGAATTAGAAGAGCGTGGTTTCCGTGATTCTCTTATTACAGATAGAGAGTTCTGGCATTTTAAGATGATGGAAGATGATTATGATATTGAGTTATGGAATCCTGTGACTACTTTTTATCATAAATCTCCTGAAGCAAGATATATCTCTCAAGGTAATTGGGTTGGTAGAATTGAGATGTTAACTGTTGCTGATGTTATTGATAAGTATGGTTATGCCATGACTCAAGAACAATTGGAATCTATTGAAGCTATTTATCCGGTTAGATCTGCTGGTTATCCTCTACAGGGTTACCAGAATGATGGATCATATTATGATGCTACCAAGTCTCATGAATGGAATACTAATATGCCGTCCTTAGCCTACAGACAGTTTACATCTATGTATGACAACTTTGTGTATAATGGTGGTGATATTATTAATTGGATCATGGCTGAAGGAGAAGACTACGCGCCTATGGGTGCAGCTTTCTTACTCCGTGTAACAACTGCTTATTGGAAATCACAAAGAAAAGTAGGTCACTTAACTAAGATTAGTGATAATGGTGAAGTAGCTACAGATATCATTGGTGAAGATTATATCATCACAGACAAACCTATCTATGATACAACTTTAATAAAAAATAAAAGTAAAGATAATTTAATTTTTGGTGAGCATATAGATTGGATTTGGATTAATCAAACATGGGGTGGTGTAAAGATTGGCCCTAATCATCCAAGCTTTTGGGGTATGAATAATCCAGGAGGAATAAATCCTATGTATTTAGGTATTGATCAAAATAGAATGGGTCCTCTTAAGTTTCAGTTCAAAGGTGAGAATACTCTTTATGGATGTAAACTACCTGTAGAGGGAGCTGTATTCAATGACAGAAATACAAGATCAACTTCTATGGTTGACTTAATGAAGCCTTTCCAGATCGGGTACAATATTGTAAACAATCAGATTGCTGATATCCTTATTGACGAGCTAGGCACAGTAATCATGTTAGATCAGAATGCATTACCTAAGCGCTCATTAGGAGAAGACTGGGGTAAGAACAACTTTGCCAAGGCTTATGTAGCAATGAAGAATTTTCAGATCTTACCTTTAGATACATCTATTGCTAATACAGAAAACTCAATCTCTCAGAATCCTTTCCAGGTAATGAACTTAGAGCAGACTAACCGTATGATGTCTAGGATCCAAATGGCTAATTATTTCAAGCAACAATGTTTTGAAGTAATAGGAATTACACCACAAAGATTAGGTCAACAGATTGGACAAACAGATACAGCCAAAGGCATAGAACAAGCTGTTGCAGGATCTTTTGCTCAAACAGAACCATACTTTATTCAACACTCTGATTACTTGATGCCTCGCGTGCACCAGATGCGCACAGACCTAGCCCAGTATTATCAATCAACTAAACCTTCTATTAGATTACAATACATAACATCTAGTGATGAGAAAGTTAATTTTGAAATGAATGGTACAGATCTTTTATTAAGAGATCTTAATATTTTTGCTACAACTAAGGCTAATCAAAGAGCTATTCTAGAACAAATGAAAAACTTAGCAGTTAGTAATAATACTGCCGGTGCTACTATTTATGATCTAGGAACTATCATGCAAACAGAATCTATGGGTGAGCTTACAAATTCACTTAAAGCTATTGATAGAAAAACTACAGCTCAACGTCAAGAAGAGCAACAGCATGCTCAGCAAATGCAAGAACAAGAAATGCAAACTAGACTTCAAGAGAAGCAAATGCAGCTTGATCATGATATGCAAGAGAAAGAAAAAGATAGAAGAAAAGATATTCTTATTGCAGAGATTAAATCTGCAGGATACGGTGCTATGGAGGATATTAATGCTAATCAACAAAGTGATTATTTAGATGCATTAGGTCAGATTCAAAAGTCAGAACAATTTCAGGAAACAATGGGTCTTCAGAATAGCAAAGAAACTAATAGAATGACCAATGATAGAGAGAAAGCACAAATTGAAAGAGAAAAAATGCAGACTCAAATAAAGTTAAAGCAAACAGATTTGGAGATAGCCAGGGAAAATAAGAATAAATTTGATAATAAAAAGCCTGATACAAAGAAGAAGAAATAGTCTATAGCTATATATTGCAAAATTTTAATATAGGGCTTATAGAATATTTCAAATGTATAAAGTTTAATTAGTTAAATTTGTTACAGTAAATTAAATAAACCAACAACTATGAGTAATAATGAAACAACTACAGTAAATCAACAAGACATAAATCTTGATGACTTACTAGGTACACCGGGTGCAGAGAACATCATGGTGCCTGAAAAGAAAGAAGAGAAACCAGGGATGTTTTCTAGAGCTTCTAAAGTAGATCTTACGTTCCTTGATAAAGCTGATGATTCTTCTTCAGAAGAAGCTGGTGAAAATGCTGATAAAGCTGCACCTAACATCAGTGTAGAAGAGGCTAATAAGACTTTAGATAATCTTATTACTAATCCAGAAGATACTTCTAATAATGAAGAGTCTTCTAAAAAAACAGGAAGACCTACAGGCCTAGTAGAATTAGGTACAAGACTTATTGAAAAAGGTATCTTAACTCCTTTTGAAGGAGAAGAAGATGTAAGTAAATATACTCTTAAAGATTGGGAAGAGTTATTTGAATCTAATGAAAATGCCAAAAAACAAAAGTTTGGTAAAGAAGCTTCTGAAGAATTCTATGAACAACTTCCTGAAGAATTACAAGTAGCAGCACACTATGTTGCTAATGGTGGTAATGACCTAAAGAGCTTATTTAGATCCTTAGCAGCGGTAGAAGAAATTCGCCAGTTAGATACTTCTGATGAATCCAGTCAAGAACAAATTGTTAGAAGCTATTTACATGCTACACAATTTGGTACAGCTGAAGATATTGAAGAGGAAATAGAAGCTTGGAAAGATAGAGATGAATTAGAGGCTAAGGCTAACAAATTCAAACCAAAATTAGATGCTATGCAAGAGCAAATTGTTGCAAGACAATTACAACAACAAGAAGTTAAGCGTAAGCAACAACAACAACAAGCTGCAATATACACAGATTCAATATATAAAACTCTTGAACCTGGTGAGATTAATGGAATTAAGATAGACAAGAAAGTACAGAATATGTTATTTGGCGGTTTAACTCAAGCAAATTATCCTTCAGTATCTGGTAGAAATACAAACTTACTTGGTCACTTATTAGAAAAGTATCAATATGTAGAACCTAATCCTGCTCTGATTAGTGAAGCACTTTGGTTATTAGCTGATCCAGATGGATACAAAGCTAAGCTTAAAGCTGTAGGTGGTAAAGATCAAGTAGAGAAAACAGTGCGTACACTGAAGACAGAACAAAACAATAAAATTACATCTAACTTTCAAGAAGAAGATGACAATGCTAGCAGAAAAAAATCAGGTGGTTCACCAGGTTTAGCAAGACCTTCTGGTAGCTTTTTTGCAAGAAATAAATAACAACAATTAAATATAAATATAAACTAAAAACAAAAACAAAAAATGGCAACTCCAGTATTAAACAATGGTATATTCTTGCGTGACACAAACTACAATGCTAGTTCTCACGTAGATTCATACCACTTAGTAAACATGTTAAAAGATGCAGAACCAATGGACTTAGGTCCGGTAGACATTTGGGCTATGGCTCAAAAAGTTGAAATGCCTCTTTACCAATTATCTTCATTTGGTGGTAAGAATATTATCATGGTTGAAAATGCTCGTGGTGAGTACAAATGGCAAACTCCTGTTAGTCAAGACTTACCATACATCATTGAAGACATTGAACCAGCTAACCTTACTAAAGGTGTTGATGGTACTCCTTTCAAAATTAAAGTTAACAAGCGTGAGTTTGGTCATGGTGATATTATCACTTATGACAAATACAATGGTTGTGAGATGTACATTACTGCAGATGATATCCTACCTATGGGTGATGGTTTTATCTACACTGTACAATTAGTAAACAATGACAACTACAAGTTCCTTGAGAACAAGTATTTAGTATCTCAAACTAAATTATTCCGTAAAGGTTCTGCCCGCGGAGAGTATGGTGAGAGATTCTCTGATATTCAGACTCGCTCTGGATTCCGTGAGTTCTATAACTTCGTAGGAGGTGCAGAAGCTCATGTACATTATTCTATCTCATCTCGTGCTGACTTGATGTTAAAAGGTGGAATGGCTGCAGATGGTACAGTTCCTGTAACTGAGATCTGGAGAAACTTTGATACACAATTAGATCCTGCTATTAGCAAGATTGAAGATGTAGCAAGCAAAATGGGTAAAGATTACTTAAAGCGTGCTATTGGTAATGGTACTTTAACCCGTACTTTCTTAACTACTATGGAAGCAGCTCACTTAACTAAGATTGCTACTGACATCGAGACTTACTTAATGTGGGGTCATGGTGGACGTATTAAGCAAGATGGTCCAGATGACATGCGTTTATCAGTAGGTTTATGGAAGCAATTAGACAACTCTTACAAGCGTGTGTATAACAAAGCTAGCTTTAGCTTAGAATTATTCCGTGCTGAGTTATATAACTTCTATGCAGGACGTGTTGAATTCCAAGGTCCAGATCCTAAGAGACAATTAATTGTTCAAACAGGTATGGGTGGTATGAGATTAGTAAATGAGGCTATCAAGCGTGAGGCAGTAAACACAGGTTTAATGATCAACATGGGTGATGGTAAAAATGGTGGAGGCGGTATTGGAGCTATCACTGGTCAAGGTATGGATCTAAACTTTGGATTCTCTTTCACTAGTTATGTAATTCCTTTCTTAGCTAATGTTAAGTTTGTTCTTAACCCAGCATTTGATAACTTACACACTAATGATATTGAGAACCCAATCATTGATGGAAATCCATTAAGCTCTTATAGCTTTGTGATCTTTGATATCACTGATACAGGAAATGACAACATCTTCATGTTGAAATTATCTTGGGATAATCAATTAAAGTGGTGGTACCAAAATGGTACTATGGATTACATGGGAAGAACTCAAGGGTTCCAATCTAGTGGACAATTCAATGGATACCGTGTTATGATGACTCAAACAATGCCAGCTATCTGGGTAAAAGATCCTACCAAGGTTCTTAAGATTGTAATGAGAAATCCTATCACTGGAGGATCATTCTAATACTTGTGCTTGAGGGAAGATTTTTCATACTTTTCTTCCCTCATATAAGCACCTGCCTGGGGATGCGTCATTAACAGAGCTCGTAACTCTGCCCAGGAACTAATTATTAATATTTAAAAACATATACAATGAAATTATTCAATAACAATCCAGCAAGTACTTTTAAAAATATTAAACAATTTGTAACTTATTTTCAAGGAGATAATAGACTTGGGGCAAGCATACAACAAGTAAATGATGTAATTACAAATTTTAATAGTATACTTTCATATAGAGTATATGATTTGTTAATCTCAATTCCTGGTCCAGTTTTTCAACCAGAAAATTTTCGATTACTTGCTACTGGTGGTAATAATGAAACAGGTTGTACTGTAAGTTGTAATCCAAATTATCAAACATGTTGTGCTGGACAAAGTAAAGAGGATGTAGGCTTTGTTATGGACTCTGTAGTTTATATTGGGGTTGGTGTATACGACTTTACTTTTAAGGCTAATGCAAAGGTTTATCCAACAGGAATAGACCATATAGGATTTTCTTTTACTCCTTTTTCTGATATAGCTCATCAGGTGGCTGTTGAAAGAATAATATCTGGAGGTACTGTTGATCCATTAATTGCCACATACAGAGTTAAAACTTTTAATGCAGCAGTACCTGCAGATAATATTTTAAATAAAACTATAATGGCTACAAAAACCTATTTTATAGGAGTAAATTAAGATCAAATAAATAATATAAACCAACAAAAAAAACCAACATGAGTATCACAATTGTATCCCTAGCTGAGACAGCTAAATCTGGCAGTATATCTGTTAAACCGTTCTTTGACCCCAATAAAGCTAATCTAGGCCTAGAGAAATATGGCTTAGCATTATTTGATGGAGTATTTCATGAAGAGCAACTTGCTTGTATTGAGCGTAATGGTATCAAGAGATACATTACAGGTCTTAATGAGTTTGCCCCAGAGGTTAAACTTATTGCAGACAAAGAAGTACGCGAAGCTAAGATCAGAGAGATCCGTACAATAGTAACACAACTTGAAAGAGAACTTGCTACTAATGTGCTAGATCCTGAGGATCCTGATTTTTGGAATAAAGTTCAATTACTTCAACCAAACAATCATGAGTTCTGGGAAAGAATCTCAATCCGTTGTGGTAATGAGCCGGTGCATTTAGATCCTGCAAAAGATCCTTATGACTTAATTAAGTTATATGCAATTGATGCTGGTGGATTCTCTATTGTATGTAAAAGTTATGATGAGGCCCGCAGTAAAGCTGTTCCACCTAAGTTTTACTTAGACAGATTTATAGATACTGTATCTACTAAAACTGAGATCAGCAAAATCCGTAATAAAGCATTATCTGAGCTTATTAAAATGTTTGATAAAAACCAGAATAAGTTGTTTTATGTATGTAAAGTTGTTGATGGAAATAGTGTTCAATACAAGAAGACTACTCCTAATGATGTTCTATATGACAACATGGATAAATTCATTACAGGAGAAGGTATTGAGACTAACTTAAGAAGAGCTGCTCAGACATTCTTGGATGCATGCGCGCTAGATATGGAGACACTTAAAATTAAGTCAATTGTAAAAGATGCAACTTTTTATAAGTTTATCTCTCCTAAAGCTGACGGGTTTATCTACCACACAGACAGTGCTTCAATGTTAGGTAGAAATGTATCTGATTGTATAGAGTATTTGAAGAATCCATTAAATGATTCTATCTTACTTGATTTAACTAAGAAAGTAGAAAAGTATTGGAGTGTATAATAAAAACTAAAAAATAATATATCATGACTGGACAAATGAAAAACCCAAATGTATGTCCTGTAGTTGTAACAACTCCAGGCGGGCGCGTAGGAGGCACAAATGCTTCTGTAACAGTATTAACTAACCCAACCAAGTATACTGGTGGCTTTAATAAAGCTGCTTGTGATGTACCAACTGGTAAATTAAAAAAATAAGACATGGCAAAAAAACTAGAAAAAGCCCAAGCGGGTAAGATAGTAAAAGCAGTAGCCAAGGGTGCTAAAGGCGCATATAAAAATTATATGAGGAATGTAGACCAGCCTAGAACTAAAGCTTACGTAGCTGCATTAGGTGTTGGAGCAGGTGCTGGTTATGCTGCACTAACACCAACCATCCGGAAAGTTGAAGCTAGAGAAAAAGCTTTAGTACCAATTAAAGAAAAATATGGAAACAATGTAGCAGATTCTACAAGAGCTAAGATGCGAAGGATGGACGATAAAAAAACAGGTGGAGCAACTAAATCTAAAAAGAAATAATTATGAAAGATATCAAAGCTAAAGTGGTTACTAAACCTACAGGTAAAACAGGTGGTACTAATGGTACTGCTAAAGTACAAAAAAGTATTAAAGCTAAACCTTCTGGTAAAGTTAACACTCCACCAAAAGGTGCAGTTCCTGCTGCTAAGTATGGTACTATGATGAAAAAAGGCGGTATGGTTAAATCTAAAAAATCTTGTTAATATGAAAAAGTTAGCTAAAAAACAAACAGGTGGATCTAAAGCTACAATCACTAGCACAACAGGTACTGCAACTAAGAAGATTCGTCCAGTAATTGGAAAAGGTCCTACTAGAGAAAAAAGTATAGCTGATTTACCTCCAGCAAAAAATCCAATGTCTGGTCCATCATCACCAAAACCTTCTAATCTTATACCACGTAAGATGAAGAGTGGTGGATCAACCGGTGCATTTGATAGATATTCTAAAAAGAAATAGTAATGGCAAAAAAATTAGCAAAAGCTCAATTTGGTAAAATAATCAAAGCAGCTGTTAAAACAGTAGCTAAAGAAGCAAAGCCTGTAGTTAAGGCTGTAAAACCTATGCTTGATATTTCAAAAAAAGAAGTAGGTAATGCAGTAGCTTTATCTGAAAGAGCTAGATTAAAAGCACATCTTGAATCTTTATCTAAGAAAAAAATGGGTGGTGCCACTAAAACTAAAAAAAAGAAATAATCATGGCAAAAAAATGTGCAGCTTGTGAAAAAGCTAAAATGAAAAAAATGCAGTCTGGTGGTTCTATAGAGAGTTTTTTAAAATCAAAACCTTCTAAATCAGATAGTGCTAGAGCTGCTGAAAGTAAAAAAGCTATTAATGAATATATGAGTAAAAGCTTTAACAAAGATGTTAAAAATAGTCCTATAAGTAATGCAGCTAAAACTAAGACTATGGCTAAAGGTGGTTCTTTCCCTGATCTTAATAAAGATGGAAAAGTAACTAAAGCTGATATCTTAAAAGGCAGAGGTGTTATTAAAAAAATGGGTGGTCCTACTAAAAAGAAGTAATATGAAAAAACTAGCAAAAGCTCAAATGGGCAAGATTGTTAAATCTGTAGGTAATACACTTCTTAAGAAAAGACCTACAAAACAAGTCTTTGGTGCAGCTGGTGCTATAACTGGTGGTTTAGGAACTGCAGCTGCTATCTCAACATATCAAGCTAAAAAACAATTTGCAGAAAAAGAAAAAAGTCCAGAAGGTATTGCTCAAAAGAAAAAGTATGAAGATTTAAAAAAACAATATCCAAAGTCTTTTAAAAAAAGATGGGTGGCTCAATTAAAAAGAAATAGTATGAAAAAAACAAGTAAAGCTTTACCTAAAGCACAGTATGGAAAAGTTATAAAAGCTGCTGGTAAAAGAGCTGCAGATGCTATAGTAAGA